CAGAAAAGTCAGCAGAAGATTTTGTACTAAACGCTGTATCATAAGATTGTACAACATAACCTAAAGTTGGGATTTTTTCTTTTTCATAAATATTCCACCAATCTCTTTTAATAATACTTCCTTCTTCGTTACTAGGACGTTGTTGGTATAGAGCTTGCCATACACGTTCTCCTACTGTATTTTGAATTTTTTCTAAATCTTTTTTACTATAAGCTTCTGGCCAAAGAGCATTACCTTTATCATCTATCGCAGGTAAATCTAAAACTTTCCAATCTTCTCCTGATTCATTTAAAATATATCCTGCTAAATCGTCCTGGTGCCATCTAGTTTGAATTACAATAATCTTACCACCTGGTTGAAGTCTAGTATAAGCTACAGACTTATACCATTCTAAAAGATTTCTTCTTTGAACTTCTGACTCAGCATCTTCTCTACCTTTAATCGGGTCATCAATAATTAACAAGTGTGCACCTCTACCAGTAATAGCTCCACCTGCACCAACAGCAGAATATGTGCCACCATGTATAGTATGAAATCGTTTAGCTGATGTACTGTCTGATCTTAAAGCTACCTGTGGAAAAACTTTATTAAAATCTTCTCCTTGAACTTGGTTTCTTACTTTACGACCAAAGTCATCAGCAAGCTCTTGAGCATAAGTAGATTGTATAACAAATTCATTTGGATTATTTCCTAAATACCAAGCTGGAAAAAATTCTGAACATAACATACTTTTTCCATGTCTTGGTGGCATAAAGACCGCCAGTCTTTTTATTTCACCTGATTCAAGCTTCTCTAGATTTTTTGCAATTAGCTGTATGTGCGCAGGGTCTTTATATCCCGGGTACATATGTTTAGCATAACTTAATAAACTTTTTCTAGAATTATATGTAGAAAGTAAATTAGTTAAATGTGTAACTACTTCACCAGCTCGTTTATCTCTAGTCTTTTGGTAAATTTGAATAGCTGACTTTAATTTCTCTTTGATCTGTAACTCTTGCATTTTGTTTTCCTGCACCTATGGCGCCAGCTTTTTTATATATATCAAATTTCTTTTTAAGTAAAATAAATGGATCTGATTTATCTTTTAGATTTTTAAGTATAAATTCATTTGGTTGACCCATGAGCCCTAGTAACCAATTAATTTTTAAAGCATCTTTATATCTTAATTTTACCATATCTATATGATGGAGGTCTCCTTTTTGATCAGGATTACCTTCATTATATTTTCTAGCTCTAAAAGTTTCATCATTGTTGTTACCAGTTATATCTGCTCTATCATGTATAACTTCTATGTCAACGTCCCGCATTATATCTAACATGTAAGCTATCTCTGAGAGCCATGCATCATTTTGACCATGAAGACTAATGTGATCTAATAAATAAAACCATTTTTGTGGAAAGCAGGGAAAGATACTATAAGGATGTTCAGTCTGTTCTTTAAAACGTAAAAGACAAAACTCGTCTTCAAAATCCATAATTTTTTGATCCCAATTTTTAGTTTGCATAATCGCATCGTCATTAAAAAACATTATCCATTTACCAGAAGCATACCCTGCTAAAGTATTGTTATATTTATGTAGGTTCTCGTAACCTATAGGTTTAAACTGTAAAGCAAGTTGATTTGGATATTTTGATTCTTTTAGATAATTAAAAGTTTCTATATCGTCTTCATCTACTCCAAATAGAAATTGTAATTTTTCTGGCTCTCTTGCATTGTCTATTAAAGACTGTACTGATTTTTTTAATAAAGATAATCTTTTTCTTGTAGGGAGTAATATTGTAATATTCATATTCTACCTATATCGCTATAGGTAGAACATAGAAACAAAAAAGTACCCACCATCTCTCCCTGCCCTTGACCAAAAGAAATTGATCCGTGGACAACACCTAAATGAAAATTTATACTACTTATCCATTTTCTTTTCTAGTATTTCGTAAAAAAATCTGTCGGTGTCCTCGGTCATCCAATCTTTGTTTTCGACATTCCAGTCGTTTGTTTGGACTTTGTAGTCGGGAATTTCGTTTCTCGTAGTGAACGAATTAACATTCCATAGTATTCTGTTATTAGGTTGAGCAGCGAAATTACCATTGTCAAGCTCCAATATATGAGCGCACTTATGTTCCTGAGGAATTTCAGAATGATCTGTGTCAAGAAGATTGGCATCAGGGTGACACCAGTCAACAGTAAACAGATACTCACCTGTATAAAGTTTTTTATCTTTACCAAAATATTTAGCTCGTTGTCCTTCTAGAAAAGCAAAGTGATTGACGCTATGATAATAATCAAAACTATTCCACAACTCAAGGGCGTCATTTGACATATCTGGCACATCTTTCCTGTCCATACCTTTAGAGAAGAAGGCACATATTGGCAAACGCCAAAAGCACGCACCATTTTCCAGCATGACATTAAAAAGGATACCACGACCCGCAATGCTTGTGAGACCAAAGATAACACAGTCATCGCTTTCTCCATGATGTTTTTGTAAATCATATAAATACTCCTTACGAATTTTACAATATATTGGTGGAATGCTACTATTTAAAAAAGCCATTGTAAAGTATTATATTAAAAAAAATTTTTTTTCTAGCGATATTTATACGCATATAACTCATTCTACACTTATACTTGGTCTTTTACTTGGATATAGACTATATAGATTTTAAACTTTATATAAAAAAACAGCCACAAACTTAATACGATTTTTTAAAAGAGAATTTAAAAAGAATAAAAAAAAACTAAGCGAGAATTTAATCTCGCTTAGTTCTATTAGATAAAATTATTTTAAGTCGTTAATTCTTTTTTCGAAAAATTTAATATTCTCGATAATAGAATTATCTACTTTATTCTTTTTTATAAACTCTTTATTAGAGTTTAATAAATCTAAATAAAGATTTTTTTTATTAACGTCTAAATACGAGTTTAAATCTATTAATAGATTTACTTTTTTAAATCTATTATTTTTAGTCGTATCGTATTCTATATCGACTTTACGATAATCGCTATTAAAAGCGTCTTTAATAGTCGAAGAAAATTTCGCTTTCTCGTAAATATTAAAAGACTTAGACTTTTCTCGCTTAGTATTAAATAATCGAAATAATACTTTTTTATTTTCGTATTCTCGAAAAGATAAAGCTACTTTATTTTCGATTATTTTATCGTTTTTATTTTTCATCGTTTTTTCTACTTTCTAACTTTTAAAAAGATTAAGATTTATTCTTAAATATAATTTTTAAAAGTTAATTAAATTTACTAAAAAAAAATAAAAAAGTAAAATAAAAAATTCTGTTGTTTAGAATTGTTCTAATTTAATTGTTGTTCTCGTTTTGTTCTATGTAATAATAAGTAACGTAACGAATAATAATAAGCTAATAAATTTAATTTGATCTATAAAATATAATATCATAAATAACTTTCTTTTTAATAATTAATAATAATTATATTAATAATTATATTTAATCATCGTTATACGTTTTTATTTTATTTTAATTATTTTTCTGTTTTTGAGGAAAAAGCTCTATCATTCATTTTTTTTATTTTTGTGATCCTTGCGGATCAGTGCGGATCCCTAGGCCCGAGGATCAAGGCGGATCAAACGTGCATCAACCGTCAACAGCAAACAACCGCCGTCAATTGATATCGTGTTCTTGTTTGATTTGATCTAGATACTTGGCCAGGTCATCATCGGACATAGTGTCAAGGGTTGAGTGTTGCACCTCTTTCTTCTCCACCAAAAACCCCAACAACTGAGACTTCAACCTTATCGCATTGACTGCTGCTGTATATTGTTTCTTGCCACAAGCATCAACATACACTTTATCAAGTCTATCAACCTCTTTTGATACAGATTCACTTGTCAAGCGCCTAGCATCACCACGCAATCTGTCAATATACTGGATAATTTTATCTTTCTTTAAGTTGCGTGCAGCTTGAACGTGAGCAGAAGTTTCTGAATAACCTGCGTCAACAGCCGCTTGTCTCTTACCTTTTCCTCTAGCTATACCCTCGCAGAACTTCTTTTCCATTGAGGATAAAGTCGCTTCGTTTGTTTGATGGATTTGGTCTATAGTTATCGCCATATTTATCCTAATATAGCGATTAATTTATGAATGTAAATTAACTAATTAACAGCCATTATCCCTGGCTAGTTTTACTTGTGCGTCAACTCTTTGAATATTTACTTCTACATCTTTATGTATTTCTTTATATTTACTATCAATAATGTTTTTAGCTTTTTGTAAGTTTTCTTTATCATCATAACAAGTTTGATAGGTACCTTCAAGTTTGTTATCGTAATAAAGTTGAAAGCCTCCACCTAATAATTTAATAGAATAGCCTCTATATTTATTATCCATTGAGACCTTCAATTCTCGCTGGAATAACTTTTTCATTATCGCATTTATCACAACATTCTCCTTCTTCTTTTATAGGTGACGGATTATTTCCCCAACCTGCAAATTCTTCTTTACAGATAACACAAACTTTTATTTCATTATCGTCCATTATTATACTCCTTTTTATATCTTGATAATCTTTCAGATTGTCTTTTAAGTTCTCTTGCTTCAAGCCAATTGATAATAGCTAACATTACTACACCAATAAAGATTAAAAACAAACCAGCCAATATAATTAGTTCTATGATCATAATTGAATAGCTTTAACTCCTTTCATCTGTTGTACTTGCTCGTGTGTTAAACCATAATACTCTGTAGGGTTAACAGGAAACCTACCAGTTTCGTCTAAATAACAGTCAGTAATAATAAACTCATTATGGACAAAACCTGGCTTACCATCGTAGTGTTTTACATTACGTTGCAAGTTAATAAATTTAGTAGTCATTTATTTCTCCTTGTTAGTTTTCTATATATTTTAAATTTATAAAATTTAATTACATAATTAAACAAGTTAAATACGAACTATGTCCACTTTATCTCTCATATTAGGAGCAGGTCCGTCTTTTAAATATTGAGATTTATAACTCTCCCCTTTGTCTATATCTAATGGAGTAAACATTACATCAAAACCATAGTAACATTCTAAATACCAATCTTGAGGATTACCTTTAGGCCATGCGTAACTTTTAGGGTGGCTACCTAAAGAATAACCTACACCCCAATCATGTGGTCCTGCTTCAAATGATACAACAATAATTTTATCAGAATTACTATCACTATTGTAATCTTTATATAACAAGATATTAGTTTCCCAATCAGGGTCCATACCTAATCGCTTACAGTTTTCATCAATAGCTTTCTTAAACATTTTAGCTGCAGAAAGCATATCAATCTTCTTACTTACAAAGTCTGGTAAATTTATTAATCTATCCATAACTTTCTCCTTTCTTAGTTAGTTTATGCTAATATAGATATTATAAAATAAGAAACAATAAAAAACAAGAAAATATCTTCAATCATATGCTTTTACCATTCTCATCTATAATTTTTTCAATGCTATCTACTTCACGATTAGGGTCATCTTCGAAATAACTATTGTCAATCGGTGACAATCCATATTCTTCAATATAATCATTACCTAAAATTTGTTGACCATCTTCATCATTAGCTGTAGATACAAATTCATCTTTAGTTTGTATCCATAACTTCTCGTCAATTATTTCGTATTCTTTTTCAGCAGGAATTATTATCTTAAATTTTACTTTGATTTTTTTCTTTACAGTTGTCGCCATTCGCCATTCTCCTTATGAAACATTTTAGTATGACCACTATGAGATTCCATAATGTCTAATG